GCGGCAACGCTGGACGAGCTGAAAGCAGAATTCACCAACGATCCGGCCTTTGGTCCGCTGATCGCTGGCAGCAAAGCATCTGGCGGCGGGGCCGGCGGTGCAGGTAAAGGCGGCGGGGCCGCACAAGGCAACATCGGCGGCAACAAAGACGAGCGCACCAAGGCGATCGCAAGCAAGTACCCAGACCTACCCCTCAAGTAAAGGATTGACCCCATGTCCCTGTCTCAAATGCAAGTGTTCAACGAATACATCATGCCGGCTGCGCTGGAATCCCTGGATCAGATGACCGCGGCGTTCAACGCTGCCAGCAATGGCGCGATCATCCTGTCCCCGGACGGCTTCACTGGCGACTTCCTGCAAGAGTCGTTCTTCCAGACTCTGGCCGCCGCCCAGCGCCGAGTAGATCGCTACGCTGCCAACGGCGCAGCGACCATCACCGACCTGACCGAGCTGAAAAACGCCACGGTGAAGGTTGCCGGTGGCTTCGGTCCGATCCGCTACGAGCCATCTCAGATGACCTGGCTGCAGCGCCCAACCGTGCAGGGCATCGAGGTCGCTTCGCGCGCCTTCGCCGAGATCCTGCTGAAAGACCAGCTGAACACCGCGATTGCCGCTCTGGTTGCCGCGATCACTGCCCAGGCAGCCGCCACCAACGACGTATCGGCCACCGCCGGTATCACCCAGGCGGGCCTGAACAACGCTCACGCCAAGTTCGGCGATGCCTCGCAGAGCCTGGTAGCCCAGATCATGCAGGGCACCACCTACCACAAGCTGGTCGGTCAGAACCTGGCCAACGCCGCGCAGCTGTTCCAGGCCGGCAACGTCCGTGTCGTCGACATCCTCGGCAAGGTCTCCGTCGTAACCGACGCCCCGGCGCTGGCTCAGGCTGGCACCCCGAACAAAGAGATCATCCTGTCTCTGGTATCGGGCGCCGCACTGGTTCACGACGCTCGCGACCAGATCTCGAACGTCGACACCACCAACGGCAAGGAGCGCATCGAGACCACCATCCAGGTCGATTACACCTTCGGCCTGGGCCTGAAGGGTTACACCTGGGATGTGACTGCCGGCGGCAAGTCCCCAACCGACGCCGAGCTGGCGACCGGCACCAACTGGGACAAGACCGCCACCAGCATCAAGCACACCGCCGGTGTCGCTCTGATCGGTGACTCTTCCAAGTAACCCGCTGAATGCCGCGCCGGGGCAGCCTGGCGCGGCTGAGGATCAAGCATGACCGATAAGAACATCTGGTACCTGCCAGGCCCGTTTCACCGCTACGAAGACGACGTGAAGGCCATCGCCAAGAAGAACGGTCTGCGTATCGTCGACGCCAACGTGACCGAGGGTCGTGATGGCGAGTGCGAAAAGCCGCCTCGGGCGAAGCTCAAGGCTGAATACGAGCCGGCCAAAGCCGCGAAGGCTGCCGACGCTCCAGCGCAGGCGTAACACCGGGGCTGCGGCCCCACTCATTCAACCGGAGGCCGGATGGCTACCTACATCACCGTGGCCGACGTGGACACCATCCTCGGCACCAACTGGACGACTCCAGACAAGAAAGACCGCGCCGTCATGCAGGCCAACGCCTATATGACCTCGCTCAATCTGTCCGGAATCGACATGGACGCGATCCCGCAAGAGGTCAAGCAGGCAGGCGCAGAGCTGGCCAAGTGTGCCGCCGATGGCGTCCTGTACCAGCAGCAGTCATCTGGATCGCTGGAGGCCAAGACCGTCAAGGCGGGATCGGTGACCACCTCGAAGACGTTCGGCTCGATCGACTCCAGTTCAACCAAGGCCCAGGCCGAGGGCATCCAGTTCGCCCTGGCGCTGCTGAACCCTTGGCTTCGGTCGTCCTTCGGCTTCGACGTGTGCAGGTGAACCATGGGAATGCGCGAAGAGATCCAGGCCGATCTGGCCGAGGCGTTCGACACTGACCTGGCCGACGCGGTTCAGGCCTTCACCGGCTCGTATCTCGGGCCCGGCGTCTTTGATCCGGTCACCGAAACCGATACCGCCGAGACGATCACCTACACCGGGCGCGGCATCCTCGATGAGTACGACAGCCGCCGCATCGACAACGTGAACATCAAGGTCGGCGACGTGCTGCTGATTGCCCTGGTGAACGAAACCACGGACACCCCGGCCATCGGCCACAAAATCACCGTCGAGGATCTGCTGACCGGCGAACCGGCGGTTTACACCGTCGTCAGTCCGGGCATTGATCCGGCCAAGGCGCATCTGGAACTCCAGCTGAGGAAATAGCCATGGCCAGAGGAGGATGGGATAAGCCGCCGAGCGAGTTCCGCGAGACGATCGATGACGATGTGGGTACTCACGCCCGCGTCGTCGCCATGGCCGTGCTGCAGGAGGTCGTGCTGCGCTCCCCGGTCGGCAACCCTGACTTATGGCAGGCCAACACTGCGGCGCGCAGCAAGTCGGTATCGCTGGCCAATGCCTACGACGAATTGGCGCTGTCTCAGGGTCGAAAGAAGCTGACCAAGCGCGAGCGCACCGAGAACTTCTACGTCAATGACATTTCGGTCGGCAAGGGCTACGTCGGCGGGCGGTTTCGCGGCAACAACTTCGTGACCATCGATGAGCCGGGCTACTACCAGCTTGAGCGCATTGATCCGTCTGGATCGCAAACCATATCGGCCGGATCTTCAGCGATCAACACCGCTCCGGCCTATTCGACGATCTATATCCAGAACAACTTGCCGTACGCGGAACCCCTTGAAAACGGTCACTCCACCCAGGCGCCGGGCGGCATCTACGCCGTTTCCTTCCATGGCGTATCACAGGCCTACAGCAAATGACCTTCGAACAGATCCGCGCCATCGTCATCACCCGCATGACGCAGTGGACCGGCATCCCTGCGGCAAACGTCGATTACCCGAACAACAAGATTTTTGACCCGGCCGGGAAAACCATCTGGGCGCGACTGGAGAACATTCCTGGCCTGTCCAGTACGCCCGAAGTCGGCCTGACGCCGTGCGTGCGCAAGACCGGCATCGTCATCATTCAACTGTTCGTGCCGAACTACACCGGCACCCTCGCCATCACCAAGGCCGCAGACGCACTGGTCGAGCAGTTCCAGTTCTTCAGCCAGGGCGCCTTTGAGTGCTTCGCAGCCTCGTCCGCGCAGATCGGCGACGACGGCAACGGCTGGTTCCAAGTGAACATCCAGATCCCATACCGGGCGCACTGAGCCCCAACCCCCGCAGCAGGAGAAACACCAATGAGTTCAGGCGCCAAGAACCGGACGGCCTATGTCCGCGAAATCACCCCGGGCGTTACCCCTGGGTCCGGCTGGAAAGAGCTGATCCGCACGTCCTACGGCCTCGGCCCTACCCAAAACACCGCCGAGAACAACGAGATTGCGCAAACCCGTATGTCTCAAGGCACCACTGCGACCACCGTGGACGTGGCGGGCGAAGTGGGCCAAAAGTGGCGCTACGGCGGCGCGATCGATGATTTCCTGGCCTCCTGCTTCGGCAATGACTGGTCAAGCAACTCGCTGACCTTGGGCGATCAGCGAATTTCATTCTCTCTGGCCTCGTTCGCCAGTGACGTGCTGGTGTCGTCGATTGCCCGCGGCGCGCAAGTCGCCTCGATGGCCTTCACCTTCGGCACCGACGACGACATCACCATTGCCACCAACTTCACGGCGACCGGCTGGGAAGGCAAGGTCGACGCCACGCCGTACTTCAGTGGTGCAGCCGCCGAACCGCACGCCGCCCGCTACAACTTCAAGGACTTCATCAGCCTGACCCTTGATGGCGTGGAAGCGGCGCCGGGCAGTGGTACGTGCATCAGCGCCATGGACCTGACGTTTGACAACAACGTCCAGACCCAGCGCTGCATCAACAACGGCGCGTTCGTGGGTAACGTCATCCCGACCATCTTCGGTGCAACCGGGTCGATCACCATCGCATGGTCGGCCGCCTCGTACGCGCTGTGGATCAAGCAGCAAACGGGCGATACCGTGGCGGTGGCCTTCACCATCGAGAACAACGATGGTCGCTACACCTTCACCCTCCCGGAAATGGAAGTGAACGGTGACTGGCCGGACGGTGGCGCGACTGACGTGATCGAGGTTCAGCTGAACGTGGCAGCCCGCCGCACGGCCCCGACCATCACTCGCGCTGCGTACGTGGCACCCACCAGCGTGACCATTGCGCCGGCCTCGGTGTCCATCGCGGTCGCCGCTACCCAGCAGTTGACCTCGACCGTCGCCCCAGCTGGTGCGTACCAAGGCGTCACCTGGTCGAGCAGCGACCCGACCAAGGCCACCGTCTCGGCTACCGGCCTGGTCACCGGCGTGGCGATCGGCTCGGCCGTCATCACCGCCACCAGCGTCTCCGATCCGACCAAGACAGCGACCCGCAACGTCACCGTCACCGCCTAACCACCTACATGCAGCCGCTCCACCCGGGGCGGCCACAAGGATTGCCGCATGACCTTCATTCTCCAGAAAAAAGAACACCTCGACGCGCTGTCCACCCGCTGGATTGAGCCGGTCGAGGGCCTACGCATTAAGGTGGCCTCGGCGGCGAAGGAAGGCTACAAGAACGATTTCCGCGTGGTGATGCGCCATGTGCAGGCCCTGTCAGGTCAGCACGGCATCGGCACCGAAGGCTTCAGCGTCCTGAAAATGGCCGACCTGCCGCCGCTCGACTCCGACAAGTTGTTTGTCGAACTGGCGTGCAAGCACCTGGTCATCGATTGGGAAGGCGTGGCCGAGGCCGACGACCCGGGCAAGCCGACCCCGTACACCCCAGAGCGCGGCGTTCTGCTGATGGAGCAACTGCCCGAGATCTACTTCGTGGTCATGCAGGCCGCCCAGGCCATTGCCTTGCGCCAGAAGGAGCAGGCAGCGGAAACCCTGGGAAAGTCCTCGACGCCTACCGCTGGGCCGTCGAATGGGCGGGCGAAGCGAACGAGCGCAAAAGAAAAGTCCACGAACGCCTAAGGGTAGCGGTACCGGATCAACCCGAGATTGACGTTGTGGGCGATGAGTTGCTGACGGCCTATTACGCTATCAGTCGCGGTCGGCAGTATGTCGGCATGGCTGCCGCGCCTGCGCCGATATCCATTAGTGCAATCAGCGACTACCTGTCTGCCTACGGCTCATCCGTGGACCGTCGAGAGTTCGACGAGGCGATCTTTGCCCTGGACGACGTGTTCCGCAAGAACTGGGAAGACGAGCAGGACAAAAAGAAGACGAAGGACAAGTAGTGAACCGCGCGCGGTCAGTGGTAGATTGCCTTCATCGACAAGGAGGTATCTATGCAGCCGATTTGGGGTTTCGTCTTCTTCGCACTGATCTGCGGCCTGTCAGCGATCATTGCCCGCAAGCGCGGCAACAGCGGCCTGCTTCACGCGGCCATTACCGTGGCACTGGGCTTCGGGTTGGTTATCGTTGTGGCCAAGGCTACGGGCGGCACCGATCCATTCTCGGCGGCACTGGGCGGCTTCATCGGTGGTGCCGCTGGCGTGCTATTCGCCTGGCTGCGCCGATCCGACGCCCAGCAGGCCGAGCGTTCCGGGTCATCCGCAGGGCACAAGACCTGCAAGTTCTGCGCTGAAGTCGTCAAGCTGGAAGCGCTCAAGTGCAAGCACTGCGGATCTGACCTGTCCGGGTGACTCATCATTGAAATAAGAGACCGCCTACGGGCGGTTTTTT